GCCCTACACCAAGAGCTTTCGCGAGTACATCGCCGACGCCTACCCGCGGTTTCCCTTCACGCGCCACACCCTGCGGCTGATTGATCTGGCGCAGCGGGTGGCCGATGGTGATCTTCGCCGCCTGATGGTGGAGCTGCCCCCCAGGCACTGGAAATCCACGATCTTCAGCCGATTCCTGCCGGGCTACTGCCTGCGGCGGTTCCCCGATCGCTCCGGCGGTATCTGCTGCCAGTCTCAAGACCTGGCGGTGGGCTTCAGCGAGGCCGCCCGCGATTACTTCGCCGCCAGCGGTGGCGTGCTGAGCGCCAGCAAGGCCGGCAAGGAGGAGTGGGCCACGGACGATGGGATCGGCTCGATCTGGACCGCAGGCATCGGCAAGGGCACCGGCAAGCCCGGCCACTGGTTGTTCATTGATGACCCGATCAAGGGCCGCGAAGAGGCCGAGAGCGCCGCGTTCCGCCGGCAGGTTCACAACTGGTGGGATTCGGTCCTCTCCACCCGTGAGGAGCCCAACAACAGCGTGGTGGTGGTTCACACGCGCTGGCACGAGGCCGACCTGATCGGCTACTTGCTCAGCAAGAACCTGGAGCTGGAGAAGGAGGGTCTGGAGGACGACTGCGAGCGCTGGCACGTGGTCAGCCTGCCGATCGAGGCGGTGCCGGCCAACGACATCAAGCCTTTGCCGGCCACAGTCACCCGCGAGGCCGATAACCGGCAGCCGGGGGAGGCGCTGGATCCTGAGCGTTTCAACGAGCGGTGGATCAAGAAGAAGAAGGCCAATACCCCCGACCGGGACTGGGAGTCGATCTACCAGCAACGCCCGAGCGCCGGCAAGGGCACGGTGTTTTTCTTGGATCGGATGCGGTTCTACGGCTGCCCGGCTTGGCCAGGCCAGGCAGGCGATCCCGATCTGCCTGCAGGCTTCATCCGCAAGATCCTGTCAGTCGATGCCACTTTTGACGACACCGCCGGCAGTGACATGGTGGCGATGACGCTATGGGGCCAAAGTCCGCAAGGTGCCTGGCTCTTGGACTTGGTGGATGAACGCCTCGACTTCCCGGCCACTGTGAGCATGATCCGCTCCATGCACCTACGGCACCGCTTTGGGCAGTTGGTGATCGAGAAAAAGGCCAACGGCGCTGCGGTGATCAAGACCCTCACGCAGGCCGCCCACGGCTATCAGGTGGTGGCCGCCGGAGTGGGTGACATGGGCGGCAAGGAATCCCGCGCCAATGCCGCCAGCGTGGAGTTCAACAACGGGAGAGTCTTCCTGCCTCGCTCTGCCCCCTGGAGCAACAAGGTCCGGGATCAGCTTGTGCAGTTCCCCGCGGCACCCTTCGATGACATCGTGGACAGCACGAGTCAGCTCCTGATCTTCCTCTCCGGTTCCGGCCCCATCAGCTTTGGCACCGTCAGCTATGGCCATGGCGCCTGACCACCCGGCCAAGGCCCCAGGCGGCGCCAAGCGCAGGGGTGACAGGTGGCCCGATAATGGCAGCGAAAGCGGGCTAAACTTGCCGGTGATGGCTACCACACATCGGACCGGCTCAAGGGTCGGCCGCTTGGCCCACGTCAAGGGCGCGAAGATCCGCGCCGAGGCCGGCCCGTGTCCTGATCTGGATCGACTGGGGAGCTTTCCGCCGCCTACGGCAACGTCCGAGCAGTTGGCCATCGACAACCTGAAGCTCGCCACGGCCATGGCCAACCGGCTGGCGCGGCAAACGCAGATGCCGTTTGACGACCTGCACATGGTCGCGGTCCGGGGGCTGCTGAACGGCTGCCGCCGTTACGACCCCTCCACGGGGAACCGGCTGAGCACCTGCGTGGTGCCCTTCATCCGCGGCGCCATGGCCCAGTGGCTGCGGGACAAGGGCCACAGCAGCGGCGTGAAGTTCCCCGATCGCTGGCGCGACAAGGCCCCGGTGGTGCGGCGCATGGTGGCCGATGGCGCCACCCTCTCGGCCGTGGTGGAGGCCACCGGGCTGGAGGCGGCCGAGGTCAGGGAGATCCTGGAGGCCCAGGGCGCAACCCGCAGCCTGGATCACGAGAGCCATCAGGCTGAGCGCGAGGGCCGCCACGACTACGAACCCGACCCGTGGGACGAGATCGAGGCTTACGACGAGCTGAATGACGCCCTGCGGGTCGCCGACGAGGCCCATGCCGCCCTGCGGTGGGCGGATCGGCTGATGCTGGAGCAGGCCTGGGAGATAAAGCCCCGGCGGCAGCTTGCCCGCATGCCTCATGGGCAGTTCCTGCGGCACGCTGAGGGCATCATCCGCGGTGAACGCCTGAAGCCCCACGAGGAGCGGCAGCCGCCATCCCTGATGGTGCCCGTGGCCGGCGCCACGGACGGGGCCCGCAGGCGTGTCACGGAGCCTCGGGAGATCCTGCAGGCGGCGGAGCAGTTGGGGTTGTTCGATGCCTGTCGGGATGGGGGCCAGCCGTGACCACCCTCCCGGCACACATTCGCCGCTGCCCTGGAGACGGCAGCTTTGAGGATGGCGAATGGCACTGGCGCGATGGGTGCAACGACTGCCTGCGACGAACCGCTCCAGGTGGCCGGCGAGGGATGGAGCCGCCGCCGATCATCGCTTTCGAGTGTGAGTACCGCATTGGGCCGGGTGACGAGCGCTTGCCCCTGCACCCGCCCCAACCCTGACCCGAGCCAGAGCGGGAAAACTGCTCCCAGAAGGCATAGGCAGCGGTGCAGCAGCAGCAGATCAGCCATCCGACGACCAAGGGCGATCTGCCTTCGTTCCATCACCCCAGCCTGCGCGAGGTGCTGGGCGATCTTGATCTGGTTGCTGACTGCTGGGATTTGCTGCGGGGTGAGGCGAAAAAGCGGCACCTCCTGAAGGAGGCCGGCGAGCCCATGGCGGCCTACAAGGCCCGCGTACAGCGCAGCTCCTACCCATCCTTCTTCCGTGATGGTGTCTCCGCCTTCGCTGGGGTGCTCAGCCGCTACGAGCTTCGCGGCGTGCAGCAGGGGCTCCTGGACGCTCGGGGGGACGTGGACGGCGAGGGCAACAGCCTCAAGGCCTGGGGTTTATCAACCGATGCCATTGCGCTCCGTGATGGCGGCTGCCTGCTGATGGCCGACATGCCGCCGGACGCCGCCGATAGCCGCGCCGCCGAGCGAGCCCAGGGCCGCCGGCCCACGTTCTCCATGGCCGAGCGCCGCAACGTCCTCAACTGGAGGCTCGCCAAGATCGGGGGCCGCCGCGTGCCGATTGCGGTCACGGTTTTGGAGTGGCACGAGGTTGAAGACGGGGACTACGGCCTCAAGATGGAGCCCCGTTACCGGGTGATGCAGGGCGGCCAGTGGCGGCTGCTGAAGATCACGGGTGACAGCGGCAAGGGCGCCACAGCCCGATTCAACCTGGAGGTGGCCACCGATGACGACGGGCGCCCGCAGGAGGGCACATTCCGGGGCCCCCGCGGCGAGCCGCTGGAGCGCCCCCCGGTGGTCTGGTACGGCCCCACCGCTCGCAGCGGCTTTGGGCAGGGAGGCTTGCCGCTGCTGAGCCTGGCGAACCTCACCCTTGATTGGTTCCGCGAATACTCCGACCTGAAGGAGCTGCTCCATCGCTGCGCCCTGCCGGTGGCCGTGGTGAAGGGCCGCCGGATGACCGGGCCCAACGGTGAGGTGCTGCCGCTGATGCTGGGCCCCAACTCCGTGGTGGAGTTTCCAGATGGCTCGGGTGGTCTGGACTTCGCCGAGCCAACCGGCAGCAGCCTGGACAAGCATTTGCACCACCTGGAGGGGATCGAGAAGCTGATCGATCGCAGCACCCTGTCGTTCCTGTTCTCCGGTGGTGGTGAGCGCACCGCCACGCAAGCCGAGCTGGAGAGCGCCCAACTGCAGGCCAGCATCACGGCCATGGCTGAGGCCAAAAGCTCCGCATGGGAGAGCCTGTTCCAAATCTGGGGCGCATTCACCGGGGAGTTCCCCGAGCGTGACGCCGGTATCGATCTGCTGCCAGGGGTCACCGACAAGCCCGTGGACGATGCCCTGCTCACCCTCGCCGGCAACCTCTACGACAAGGGCCTCCTCATGCGCGAGACCGTCACGCACCTGGCACAGAAGCGGGGCATGCTCCGGCCTGGCGCCGATGGCGACAAAGAGGCCGAGCTGCTGGCCGCCGAGGATGCCCGGCAGCAGGAGCTGATGAACCCGCCGGCGCCGGGGGTGAACGACCTCGCAGGCGATGGCGTGGACGCCCAAGGGTTGCCGCTGAACTGAAATGGCCACCATCGGCGACCAACAGCTCCAGCTCGCAGACGACTACGCCGCCGCCCTGGACACCCTGGCCAATCGGTCGGTCAGCAACACGCAGGCGGCCCTGCGCCGCTCCCTGGCCCGCACCCTGCGGGATCTGCGCCGGTACTACGGGCAGTTCGTGGACCCCAGCCTTCCTGACCAGCAGAGCGCCGATGGCGTGACCCGCCGGCCAGGGTCGTACTCGATCGCCGATGGCTCCGCCAAGTTCCGCAAGCTCCTGGAGCTCGCTCAAGCCTTCGCGTCGGATCGGGAGCTGGCCTGGCTGCAGAACCGCTACCGCGAGGACTTCGCCGAAGCGGTGACCCTCGGCGGCGACCTGGGGCAGCAGCTCGCGCAGACCGCCAACCCTGACGCCACGGCACAGAGCACGTTCGTAGGCGCCAGCAGGGCCGCCGTGGAGGCCGCCGCCAACACCGCCAGCGCCTACATCCGGGGGGAGGTGGAGAGCTTCAGGGACAACATCGCCCGGATCGTCACCGATGGCATCGGCCGCGGGAAGGGGCCCCGCGTGCTGGAGCGGGAGATCAGGACGGCCCTGCAGGGGGCCCGCGATCCGCAGGGGCTGAACAATCGGCTGGGCCTGGAGCAGCGGGCTGAGCTGATCGCCCGCAGTGAGCTGGCCAACGCCTATGTGGGGGCCCAGAAGGCAGCAGCCGCCCGCAACGGGTTCGGCTATGCCCGGTGGATCGCCACCAAGGACGAGCGGACCTGCCCGGTGTGCGCCTCGCGCCATGGCCGGATCTACCGGCTGGACGAGATCGTGGCGCCGGGGCACCCGAGATGCGTGTTAGGTGGCACTCGCGTTTCTCCAGGGCCGATAGCTGCGTGTTTCCGCAGTTTCTACAGCGGGGACGTTGTAACCATAGGTCTTGAGGATGGGAGCATCTTCACCGTTACCGCGCAGCACCCGGTGCTGACGACGCGAGGAGTCAAGCCCGCCAAACTCCTCCGCAAAGGCAGTCAACTTGTCGGCAATAATCCCGAGGTTCTTTCTAAGGATTTCGGAGGTGCCCCAGACCTCCACCAGGTGCCAGCCCGCGCCGAGGATGTGTTCGCGGCGTTTGCCGAGTCTGGCGCCGTGACGACCGTAAGCATGCCAGTTTCCCCCTTGGATCTCCACGGCGATGGCGGCAGCATCAAGGGTGAGATCGATGTTGTACGGGCCGCAAGCTTTCTCCAGGGTTACTGGGAGTCCCCGAGCGTTCAAAAGCTCAGCAAGGGTGACAGCGTCGGGCCCCGCGGGAGATTTCGTCCGTTCTCTGCCTTGGGCCTGGCGGATGCAACGGTCCTCGGGCTGGGGGCGGCCGCGTGTGGCAGCGTGAGCCGCCTGCGTGAGGCGCATGCGCTCCTCGGGGGTGGACTGGGCCATGCGGAGGAACATCGAATCGCTTCGGCCGCGTGGGGTGATGCCCAACTCACTGAGCCGGCGAACGATGACGGGACGACTTACTCCCAGTTGAGCAGCCAATGCTTTGACGCTCACCCCGGCCTCGTATTGACCCACAAGGTGGTCAATGTCCAGCGGAATACGTTTGCTGGCCATGTTTACACGTTTGAATCCTTTTCTGGATTCTACTCAATGGGTATCCAGACAAGGATCGTTAACCAGAACTGCCGATGCAGCCTCTCCCCCGTGGCCACCGAAGCCGTGGAAGAGGCCGATCCCGCCCTCAGGGCCACCCTGCTGCGGGAGGATTACTGGGAGCGCTCCCGCGAGGCCGTGGCGCAGGAGTTCGCCGCCTCCAAGGGCTGGCCCTTCGCCCGTGCCAGCCAGGTACTGGAGGAGGCCGTGCGCAAGCCCTCCCCCAGCGAGCGCCGGCAGTATCCCGACATTGAACGGGCGCCGGTGCCGGTGGCCTAAGGCGTCTCGCCCGTCCCGTTGCTGGGATCCCGGCTACGGGAAAACTGCTGCAGTAGCAGCGGTTCCAGTGGCGGGCGGTAGCAGGGGCAGGCGGACCTACGCCAGAGACAACCGGGGGCGCTTCGCGAGCGCCGGCACCGCTCGATCCCGCCCCGCCCCCAAGAAGGCGGCCACCAGGGGCCCGAACCGCCTCACCCGCGACAACTCCGGCCGGATCGTTGGCGTCGGCAAGAACGGGGCGACCGCACGAGGGGGGAGGCTCCGCACTGGGGCGGGGAATCAGCGGGCAACGCAGACCGCTCGGCTGGCCCGCATGGGCGGCACCATCGCCAAGCCGAAGGGCCTCAAGCCCGGCACCCTCACGGCCAAGGCCAAGGCCAAGCCCACCAAGCCCGCCACCCCTCGGGGCCCCGCCAGCAGCCGCCTCAGGCCTGGGGAGTTGATGAACGCGGTGGCGCGGCCGGTGGGGACCATGGCGCGGCCGGGGAAAGGGGAGAACCCGTTTGGGACAAAAGATAAGACCAAAAAGCAAAATCTTTCCATCGCCTTGTCTTGGCTGGATAGCAAGGGTTTTAAGGGGCAACTTTATAGCGAAGGCGCAAAGCTGAGAGGACAGGCAATCGCACGGTTTATCCCATCCACTCCCGTCGTTCGTTACAACAAAGATGGAAGTCAGTCAAGGGCAATGACGCAAGGCGAATTACAGTTAAACCAGTCTAATAACTATTGGCGAAACCCACGTTTAAGTAACACAAGGAATCGTGCAACTGGTTTCCTGTCTACATCTTCTCCAGTTGGTACTTTGTACCACGAGATCGGGCATTCCAGGGATAAGCGTCTTTCCCTACCCGGTTATGCCCGTAACTGGGGCACCGCCTATAGCGGCACAAAGCAAGAAACCAAAGCCATTGCCCGCCGCGTCAGCCGCTACGCCACTACCAACCCCGCCGAGTTTATCGCCGAAACCTACG